CCGTTCTTCGGACTGGTGATGTAGTATTGGCCGCCCTTTTTCTGCTCCCGGCGGAGCTGCCGCTTGATGGTGATAGTCCCCTTCTCAAAATCCACGCAGTCCCACATAAGGCCCAGGACCTCTCCCTCCCTCATGCCGGTAAATAGAGCAACTTTGTAAAGGAGTTCGTGACGGTGCCCCTCTATTGCTTTGAGGAAAGCCCCTATTTGCTCCTCATCGAGCGGGCTGATCTCTTTTCTCTCTATCCGAGGAAGCGTACAAGAGTCGGATGGATTAAAGCGCAAATATCCCACAGCTACCGCCTGTTGGAGTGCCTTATGGAGTATCCCGTGGATATTTTTGATTGACTTTGGGGATAGGCTGCGCTTCCCCTCCCGCTCGTCGCTCAGGCTGTTATAGAAGTGCTGGATTGCGTGTGTGCTCAGCGCTTCTAATTTCACTGACCCAAGGGCCGGCTTGATGTGGATCCGTATTTGTTCCCCGTAGAGAAAGGCTGTAGAGGGCTTTACCCCTCCCAAATAGTCTGCTGCCCAAATATCCAGCCATTGGCCCATCGTCATCTTACAGGGCTCTTTATAGGTGCCGGCGTCCAACGAGGCCGTGAGCTGGGCCAGCTTCTTCCGCACTTCCTGCTGTGTAGCTCCGTAGACTGACCGTTGCACCTGTTTCCCGGTTCCCGGATCACGCCCTACAGTGTACCGGGCCTCCCAGCGCCCATCCTTCCGCTGGCGGATAGTCCCGGACCCCTGGGCCGCTCTAGTGTTGCTCCTTCTAGGCATTGTGTTTTCCTCCTCTTTTTGATATGATAGGAGGGCAGTAGGCCACACAAAGTTTACTGCCCCTTATAGCCGTCCCTGGTGTTCGCAGCACCGGGGGCGGTTTTCGTTACGAAATTCTAAAATTTTTGTCTTACTTTTCCCAATATACAAGTGGGTTGTCTCTCTGTTTTTTTGATTCTTCCGCTATTTCATTTAGCAATTCGTCAAGATATTCTTCCGCTTTATTTGCTCTAAGGCTCAAAATATCTGCGTCGAAGAATTCTAGGCCATCAACTTTATGGAGATTTCCATAATAGTAATTCTCTTCCGAAATATTTTGATTAACAATCGAATAAGCGTCAATATAACAGCTTAAATTTCGTAAAAGATGAAAAAAACAACTACTTTCAAGCGTTTTATTAAAAATCCATTTAAGCCGCTTAATCGTACGATTAGTGGTGTGTTTTGTAACTTCCTTATACATCAGAATCATTTTCAAAGCCTTTTCAGATAATCCCGTATACTCACAAACCTTGCGTAAATCTGCATCTTTTGTTTGTAAATCTGTTAATCCTAGCAGCCAATCCGCCGAAACATTACACTTTTTAGCTATCTTCTTTAGCCCAAGTGCATCTGGTATTCTCTGGCCTGCTGCATAGAATCCAACGGTGGCACGCGACATTTCAAGTTTTTTAGAGAATTGATCTAATGTCATATCCCCCATCAATTTAAGAAAGGCGTCCCGAAACTCTGGAAAGCGTGGCGGAGTGTCTTTTTTCGCTCTACTCATTACCAAAAACCTCCACTATTTTCTCGTATTATATACATGTGCCGAAAGTTTTCTTCAAGGCTTTTCTTTTCTCTTTTTGTTTATTATAATTACATTGTTAGCATACCATTAGAGAAAACGAATGTCAAGGGAAAGGAGAAAGTTATGGACGTTGAAAAATTGCAAGAGCGGGCCGTCGAGCTGCGGAGGGCATATCAGCGCGAGTGGCGACGGAAAAACAAGGACAAAGTGCGGGCGAACAATCGTCGGTACTGGGAACGGAAAGCACAGAAAGCCGCCCAGGAAGAAAGACAGGTGCAGTGATGGAGAAGCTGGAACCCCTGGCCGTCTCTGCTGCTGAGGCAGCGAGGCTACTGGGAGTATCAAAGCCCACGATTTACCAGTACATACATCAAGACGGATTCCCCGCCTTTAAATTGGGTAATCGAACTCTGGTCAGTGTGGACGGGCTTCGGGAGTGGGTAAAGAAGCAGACGGAGGTGAGCACAGTATGAGCATAGAGAAAAAGAGCGCCCGTCCAGTTGGTGGCACAACTGAACGGGCAAGACAGGAAAAGCAGCAGACAAGCGGCAATTCCCGCCAAAATCATACCACCCAGGGCCTCGGAGGTCAATGGAAAATCAGTGATCTTCTGAGCTGTGGGCGTGAAAACGCAATATCCTGCCGGGAGCTGGAAAGGTTGACCGGCCTGGACGGGCGCAAAGTGGCGCCCATTCTGGCAGATAACACCACGGGGGACATCTACCCGCCGCAGAGCACGAACGGGCCGCCTGTGTCCGCTCCATGCGCCACAGGGCGGCAGAAATCATGCGAACGGCGGAGGCCATCGAGGGGGCGGAGGTGTAATGTGTGGCAATCGACTTCAAAGAGCTAAAGCAGGAGGATTGCCGGACAGTGGCCCGCCATCTGGGGTTGGAACCAAACCGGCAGGGCAAAGTCAAATGCTTTTTACATGCTGGAGACAAGAACCCCAGTTTGCAGGTGTACGCCGATGGGTGGAAGTGCTTCGCCTGTGGAGAGCATGGCGATGCCGTTGATCTCGTGGCAAGGTATCTCAATATGTCAAACACTGAGGCAGTGGATTGGATGAAAAAAGAATTTAATATCCATGAGCCGCCCAGGAAGCAAGAGTATGGGCAAGCTGAACGGGAGCATATCTATCCAGGCGGGCAGGTCAAAAAGGTCATTTATCGCCGGGCAGACGGCTCTAAATATGCGTGCTGGTTTCACATAGAGGGCAACACATGGAAGAAGGGCAGAGGGAACGCCCCGCACTCCCTTTACATAGCCGGGCAACTGGCCGGGTCCGTCTTTGTGGCTGAGGGGGAAAAGGATTGCGACAACCTCCACAAGCTGGGGTATGATGCCGCCAGTGGTGAGGACGGAGCGGGCCGGGGAAAATGGAGGCCGGAATACACAATGCAGCTAAAGGGCCTCCCTGTGGCAATCCTTCCCGACAATGACCCGGTGGGGCTGGCTTATGCTCAAGAAACCGCTGCCGCTCTGCATGGTGTGGCTTCCAGCGTCCGGGTGCTAGACTTGTCCAAAGTGTGGCCGGAGATCGCGGAGCACGGAGATATATCCAACTTGATTGCACAGTTTGGGCCAGAGAAGTCGTGCGAAATGATAGCCCGCCTTATCAGTACAACGCCAGAGTGGGAGCCGGTTCCCGACCCTTTGTTTTCCCTGTTCAAATTGCTGGAGGACTTTCCAGAGGAGGAAGCAAGGTGGCTAATTCCTGGATGGATACCAGCGGGGCAAATATCGGTTATTGCTGCGGATGGAGGCATAGGAAAAACCACATTGTGGTGTCACATGATTGCGGCGTTAAGCAACGGAACGACCTGTATACTCGACCCGCCGGGATATACCCGTGAACCCATGAGAATTATGTTCCTGACCACGGAGGACAGCGTAAGGAAGAAACTGCGGAAAAAACTACGCCTTGCCGGGGCCAACATGAAAAATATCATTACCCCGGATTTTGTTGGAGATCGTTCCGGGATACTCCACAAGTTGAAATTCGGTTCTGAGGAATTGGAAAGGGTGCTGCGCCACTTCCGCCCCGCACTATGTGTCTTTGACCCGATACAGGGCTTTACCCCACCTCATGTCAACATGGGGAGCCGGAACGAAATGCGGGATTGCACCGCTCAGCTTATAACCATTGGAGAGGATATCAACACCACGGCACTGATTGTCTGTCATACCAACAAGCGCAAAGGAGCCTACGGCCGTGACCGCATAGCCGACAGCGCCGATATATGGGATATTGCCCGCTCTGTGCTTATGGCCGGATTTACTGAGGAGCAGGGCATACGCTACCTATCCAATGAGAAAAACAACTATGCACAGTTGCAAGAAACCATTCTTTTCTCTATTGACAGCGATGAACAGATACACAAAGATGGGACAAGCTGGCGGCGGGATCGTGAGTATGTCATGGGGGCGGAACAAGCCAAATCTTCACCCGTGCGGGAGGACTGCAAGGCGTTCATTATAAAAACGCTGCACAAAGCCGGGGGCGCGATGCCCACCGCCGACCTGGACGAAAAGGCCAAAACCGCTGGTTACAGTTTCACCGCAGTAAAAAGAGCAAAGCAGGACTTGAAGAAAGCCGGGAGCGTGAAGTATTTCCACACCGGGGGCAACTCAGGCCGGGTTTGGCACATTCAAGCCCTTTCGGAGCCGGAGAACGGCGGTTTTGAGGAACTTCCAGACGATACCGAAACACCCTTTGACAATGTTCTCCCGTCATCTATATCAAAAGTGGTATAATACGAAATTTTTCTTAGAGTATCAAAGGTTTCCGTACTTGACCACCCCGGTATTGTACGGCTCTAAATGGCGAGTACGGTTTTGTATTGGAGGGGGGTGGTATAGTACGCAACCTCTTGCGCCGCAACGGTTAGGCCGTACTATACCACCCTGCATATAGATAACGGCTGGGGGTGGAGTGAAAAGCAAAGTGGTCAAGTACGGATTTTGAGGGGAGTAATAACTTATGGAATGGATTGTTTCAAGGGTATTCCATTCAAATTATATTGCGGATGAAAGGCTTGCAGATAAGCAGACACCTATTCTAATTACATACGAAACAAACACGGGGAAAAGACACGTTAGACAAGTTGAGTGTACCTATGGCTTTATTAAAAAGAAAGCCGGCGGTGAAATCATTGCCTGGGCGTTTCTCCCCGAACCGTATAAGGGAAGGAGAAAACTGTGGAACAACTGATTTGTCCCCTGGATGGTAAGCCCTGCGAAAAGGATTGCCCAGATCGCTATATAGATCATCCCAGCGGAGGCTGTTTCCTGACCACGGCCCAGGAGATGGGGGCGAAGATCATTGACCTGGGCGGCAGGCCAACGCAAAAAATCATGGTAAATCCCCTGGAGCAAAAGTAGCAAAAGCCCAAGACGAGACACCCTTTTGCTACTTTTGCGGATATTGCTACACAGAATCGGAGGTGGAAAATTAAAGTGAATGGAAAAACGTCCCAGCGCAAGGGAGCAGACGCGGAGCGGGAGGTTGTAGCTATCCTACAGGCCCACGGATACCCAGCTCAGCGGGGCGGCAGTCTTACATATGGCACCGTGCCAGACGTGTACGGCCTGGATGGTCTCCACTTGGAGATTAAGCGGCATGAGCGTCTTAATCTACACGCAGCTTACCAGCAATCTCAGAGAGATGCCCAGCGATTCCAGGACGGAAAGCCCGTGGTGGTCCATCGGCGGAGCCGGGAGCCCTGGCTGATAACTCTGGCCCTGATTGACTTCTTGGAAATCTATGACAAAAAGAAAGACCGCCTTGACTAAGCGGCAGTCAAAGCGGTGGCAGGGATAGGGTGGTATGATAATCTGTTATAAATATTGTACCACCCTCCCCTGTACGATGCAAGGAGATTACGCCATTTTCGGCGTTATGCTCAATATAAAATGAAGGAGTGAAACCGCAATGTATTACATCAAGCACCACGGCGCAGAGATCGCCATTGAGGACAACAACACATTTACCAGGTGCGGTCAGTGCGGCGAGGAAATGGCCATAGACCTCAACGACGCTGTGCAAGACGGCTCACTGGATTTGTACGGCACGACTTGGTACTGCGACGAATGCAGCTACGAGCGAGCCCTCAAACACCCGGATGAAGATTGGGCGCAGAAAGTGCTTGCACACCATAAGGGGGTGTAGAAGATAAAATTGTACTACCCGACCGCCCACGGTTTTGACGGCGCAGAGGTCAACCAGCTTCGGGCCAAGTGTCCGATTTGTGGACGGCTGTATCCGCTGGATATTTCAGCCTAGACAGAGGGTCAGCAGATGACCCGTGGTGCCCCAGTTGTATTCTAAAAAGAGATTTAGACGAAAATAAGGAGTGAAAAACTATGAGCCTAGAAGAAATTATCGCCCAGGCCGGAGCCGAGGTGGAGGCCAAGCGCAGGGAAGGTGAGGAAATAATCCGAGATATCCTTCGCGTCAACGGTATCGCTGATGACTACCATCCGCCCAAGCGCAAGGCAAACCCGAACATCAGCTTCCGGCCTCTGGTACGCCAGGGAGACCACGAAACCCTGCTTATCACCATCCCGGAAAGCGCATTTGAAGCCTACAACTATTCCAGTTTCCGAGATGCAGCGGAAGACGCGATTGCCCACGTCCAGCACAATCGCATGACTTACTGCCCAGACGGTGCAGCATTTCAACGCGGCTTTGATACCCAAAAGCACCCACTGGCTTTTTGGGGCCTAGATGCAGAGGGCAGCCCGACTGCATATTTCAATGTCGCAATCGCTGACCAGTGGGAGCTGCAACAGGCCCATTGGCGAATCGATGGAGAGCGCAGCAAATACAACCCGTAACATGACCACCCCTGCCTCCTTGCCTGGAGGTGGGGGTGCTCTTTATACCCTGGGGGGTGGTTTTCAAGTCTGGCTCCGCAAAAAGGAAAGCCTATTTGCTATGCAATACCATACCCAAATCAATTACCCAATGAACAAATCGTGAATAATTATTTTCACTTATTGAAGATTCCCATTAAGAATTTTCATATATTATCGAATCATGTAAACTATTTGTAATCGAGCGGATTTTGATATATACAATTTGTAATCAGTTGGAATATGGGGATTTTACACAGAATCACAGCCTCCCCTGTTGCCCTTTTAGTTGACATAATATTTTTGATTGGATATAATAAAAATAGCTTCCTTACCAAAGGAAAAGGACGAGGGTCATCCCCCCGTCCTTTCCCCTTTTTCCGCTCCCTGCTCCCAGGCGTAAATGATCCACTGGCGGGCCAACTGGAGACATTTGTTTAAGGCAGGGCTCTTCTCCTCCCGCTTTTTTAGTAGCTCATCCATTTTAGCAAGTGAATCCTCCAGCGCGGCGCGGTCTTTCTCTAAGCCGTTCTCATAGCTGAGATTGAACACATCTATCCAGGCTGCCATGACCTCCTTCTCACGTTCGGGCAACTCCCGGCCCGCAAGCTGCTCCTGATAGGCGATGAACACTTCCGGCGTGGTGGGGAAGGTAATCATACCGGTGTCACCTCCCCGTGGATAGTCGGAGCACTTCCCAGCTCCTCCGGGAACTCCTCTGGGCTCCGCTCCCACAACAGATTCCCTTCTTTGTCCCAGCTTGCGAAGATCACACCGAAAATCCTTTCCGCAAACATACTGCAATTGAGGCGGAGCCCGTCGCCTTCCCGTATGGACTTATATCTGGTGCCTACCATCTGCCAGGGCCCCCAGACGCCTATATATTCCTTGAACATAACAGCAGGGCCGGGAGCGCCGGGATAGGTCGCATAGCAGAGGCAGAGGTCGGAGCTCCCGTCCCCGCCCTTGCTCTTGTATCGGGGCGGCGCCGGTCGGCGGGTGAAGTCCACCACGACCCATCCGCCGTCTACCACGTCCACGCCCTCCAGGCAGTTCCCCAGCACAGGAATGACCGCTTGTGTGGTCTCCGCCATGATGGCCTCGATGTGCTCCAGCGTTGCCAGCGCCGCCCTGGTCTGTATTGTCTCCATCGGTATCTCCTCCATTTTCAGCTTGAAATCTGGAGGGGGCCGGGTGTATAATCGACCTGACCCCCTCCGGGGTGGTTGTGGGCCTCTTGCATCTGGCTTTGGTCGGCGTTGATGCAAGGGGCTTTTCTTATGCCTGGGGTATCCCTGTATGGGGTGGGGCCTGTTCGTCGGAATTTGTGGCGATTGCCTGGGGCCGTGCCCCTAGCTGTGACATTCTGGACTTCCTTCCCCACTCTCGACGCGCCTCTCTCGCTTCATCGGTCAAAGTGTCTTTCCGTTTTGGCACAATTCTCATCCAGGCGAAGGGTAGCCGGGCGACTATAGAGCCGTCCGGGTTGGTGCTTCTGATCTCCACCTCCTCCGGGTATCTGGCCTTTAGACGCTTCACCATTGCGATACTCCATGTCTCGGCGGCGGTGATGGTGAAGAAATCCTCACCACGCAGATGGTCGGTACAGGTTTCCATCAGCGGCATGGTCCACACCTCCCCTCAGGCCACACAAAACCGCCGAACGGTGGTCGAGTGGGTGAAGCGCTCCGCCACCTCCGGCAGGGCCTTTCTCAGGGCCGTGGCGTCCAGTCTGGAGGACGTGACGGGCTTCCAGGTGATTTTATACCCCCCGGCCCGAAGCTCCTCCCGCTCACCCATGTGGGCCTTGAGCTGGTCCTTGATGGACTCCGCCTCCTCCTGGGCCTCCTCGATCAGGGTTTGGAGCTCCTTCAGCTCCCGGACCTTTGCCTCTAGTTCGTTGATGCTCATGTCTTGGCTCCTTTCCTATTGTTGGGGCAAGAGCCGGGGGGCGTTGCGGTGGATTCCATGTTGCAGGGCTCATTCCGTATCCCGTCCCGGTCTTATCTGGCGTTCTTTGTGTCCGCCTTGCCTTGTCCCTCTTGACAGTATGAATTATACTATATGTTCCCATATAAATCTATTGACAAAAGACACAAATATATGGGAACATATTTGTTTTGTTTGCATATGGACACATATAGACAAATGAGGTATAATAATGCCACAATGGAGAGGGTGCACCTATTTGTGGCACCCCAGGAATGGAGGTGGGTTCATGGCTCCAAGTGAAGCACAAAAAAGAGCGTCCATTAAATATCTCGAAAAGTTAGATGAGGTAAGGATCAGGGCCCCGAAGGGCACAAAAGAGCGGTGGAAGTCCGCCGCCACAAATCGGGGGAAATCCTTAAATCAGTTTATCGTGGACACAGTGGAAACGGAGATACAGGCAGAAAAACAGCCGGGGGAGTAATCCCTCGGCTGTTATCATAAAAACACCCCTGTGGGCCTCCAGCGGGCTCACAGGGGCAAAACAGACGGCACCGAACATTCGATACCGTCTGTTATAGATCATCCAGCTTTTATTTCAAGGGTCTCTATTCTGCGTTCTAGCTCTGCCAGCTTCTTTTCCAGCTCCCACTGCTTTTCGTGGGTCAGCTTATAACCATCGAACAGGGCCTCGATCTTCTTGCTGACATCGAGCTCGATCTTGAGCTCTATCCTCTCTGTCTGCTGCTCTAGCATCTTCACGACCTGGTCAAGCAACTCCTCGTTTGTCATGTCCATTCCCCCCTTGCCGTCATTATACGGTATCGAATGTTCAGATGTCAAGGTTCCCGTCTCGGGCCCCGGCGTCGATCTGGAATGTTGGTGAAGCACTCG